TCTGGAATAATTACATCCCCGAATAAATCATATTGCATTATTTAATATATAACTTTCTATTTCTTCAATACTCCTGAAATTCCGTCGAATAAACTTAATATTTTCATTTTATTATTTCTTTAAATTCATAATCAATATAATCCTCATCTCTTTTAAAAAGCCAAAGCAACATTTTCTTTTTTATCTTATATGTTGAGTCTTTGGCAGTGGCAACACTCTTTAAATCCTCCACTATAATTTTATTATTTTCTTTATAGACAAAATCCGCAACATAAGTAATTGCTCTTTGTTTTATCCCTTGACCATCTACAAATGATGGTTGCAACTCAAATTTAACTTGCAATTCTAAATCTGATATATTCTTAACTCTTTCAAATAATTTCAATTCTGTATATCTTTTATATTCAGCCTTAGAGTCAAACTTGATGCCATCAACTTCTATTTTAATATTTCTATATTTTAGTTTTTTCATAATTATTTTTTTATAATCCATTTAATTTTTTCGCGTTTACTATGATCTATAATAGATATAGCATCATCACTTTCCTCCGTTATATATGAAAAATCTTTTATATTTTTCAAGCTTAGATTATCAACACATTTTTTACAAATTATTTGATTTTTATCATTTAAAACTAATTTAATTACATCTCTTACAGTAATTTCAAATTTTGTTTTACAGTTTATACAGCAACCATTTTGATTGATAAAGACTTTTACAAAATTATCGTCAGAACCTCTAATATATATTTCTTCTGCTAAAAATTTATTCTTATATTTGTTAATATGTTCTGACCAAATCAAATCTTTTATTTTGAGTTTAACTTGCTCTTTCTCCATAATTATTTTATTTTATCTTTTTCTTGGTGATCCTCCCACCAGTTGGCAAGGTCACGGCTTTTTCTTAACTTAGAATTGTAAACTATAAATTCATACCAATCTTTATTATGTTTTTTTAAATGTTTTAAAATTGAACATAAATGATTTGTTAAAAAATGATTACTCCTTTCTAAGAGACTATAATTGTTCTTAATCTTTTTTATTTCTGGTGGCAAATCCATATTTAAACTATTATAAGTATATTCTATTAATCCGACTAAATCTTTCATTTTTTTAATATAATCGTCATATCCTCCATAAATATTTGAATCGCTGCAAGGCATAATTATTTATTTAAAATATTATATTCTTCGATATTCCAATCCCCGTCTCCCAAAACTTCTACAGGGATCTCTCCTAAATCAATAGCAATTTTTAAATCAAACTGCTCCCATCCTCTGTCTATTTCGTTTATTTGAGAAGTTTCTATTGAGTCCCAAATATCACGCTCATAAGGCTCGTCATCTCTAAAAGTCATCATATTAGCAAGATGATATTTTTCTTCATTACTTAACTTATTTATTTCACGCTTAATTCTTTCTACTTTATTTTTTTGCTCTAATGTTATTTTCATAATTATTTTATTAAATCCATTAATTAGTTATCTTTCTTTTTTTTCTCAATATGCAATGAAAAACCTTTATCCATCGCCCATATATCAATAGCTTTTAATATATCTATCAATTGCTCTTTTGTAGCATCTCTAATTCTTCCGACCTCCTTTTGTCTTAATCTAGCCTCAACCAATTCTTCAACTGTTGCATCTGGCAGTAATCTTTTTAATTCTTGTCTATTCATTCTTACATAAATCAAAGCTTCTTCTTTTGTTATTTCTCTAAAATATCCAGCCTCCACCTTCAAAGCCTCTTTGAAACTGTCTTTATTATAAACAAGCTTTCCAAATCTATCTGCTCCATGATTCGCTAAATACTCGTTATATTGTGGTAATAATTGATTTACAGCACTATGAAATGCCTTGTTTTGTAGATCAGTCTTTTCACCAGAAAAACAACTTGAATAAGAATCTTTAGCATCATCTTGCTTGTAGTACTGTCTTTTTAACTCAGCCTCTAAACTTATATTACGCTCTAAATCACAATCAGTATCATAAATCTTAACATTATTTCCATTTGGAGCAATACGATTTATATATTTAACTTGATTTTTAGAAAATTTGATTTTTTCTAATTTTTTCTTAAATTCTTTATAATTCATTTTATTTTCTTGCATAATAAAAAACTTTAGTTATTATAACCGCCATAATAAATAAATTATTAATTATGATAGCTTCTTATATACTTATAGGAATAAGTTTTATTGTTGTTGCTAGCTCTTTTTTTTAAGATTACTAGGGATTAAATCAGTAACGCATACTTCTAATATGTCAGCAATAAAAATCAGCCAAGACAATTTTATTTGCACAACTCCCCTTTCCCATTGCTCTAAGCTTTTTGCACTAACTCCAAGCTTTTCCGATACTTCTCTACGACTCTTTTTTTTAGCGTCTCTAATCTTTCTTATATTTTTACCGACAAGGTTATTGATTGCTTGATTTGTTAATTTGTTTGATTTCATTTAATTGTAATTTTAGGTTGTTTAGAAATTTTTTAGCATACTTGGTAGGAATAGTTTTGTTATTCTTAAAAAGATCATCAAATCTATCTACCAAGTTACTAATAGAAATTATTTTATTTTCCAATTCTTTTATAGTCATTTTTATTGTTCGGTTGAGTTTATCTTTTTATATCTAACCGCTTACCTGTTAAATAATAGACTAAATCTTCAATATCCATCGTAGATCCAGTAACTTTACCAAAATCTATAAAGGTATTATCATAACCCATGCAATCACCCGCTGGTGAGAATACTAAGTGTTTTTTAATTAAAGAAAAGTTATCTTGCTCAATAGCATTTGTTATTTCTTTTAAAACTGATATTGCATATTCCTTAAGTTTCTTTTTTTGCAATCTATCTATATCATCCGTATTTATACCTAAATCTGCAATATATTCTATTACTTCTTTATCAAAAATTTTGTCTTTTATAGTCATTTTTATTGTAATTTAGTTTTTATCTAAAATTAATTACTGATTCCAATAATCCGAATTTATTCTTTTACTAAATTCATCATAACTTATTTCTCTACAAGAAACTTCTTTCAATTCTACTGTTGTGCAATCTTTAACAGAAAATAATTTTCCTCTAAAAAATTCAGCCCAATACTCAAAACTAACACAATATTTAATTTTATCATTTGCTGGATCAGTGTACTCTTTGTAAGTATGAAATTCCATCCAACCCGTAAAATGATATATTTTATCATTTAAAATTAAATCACCAACCTCAGATATGATAAATTTATCTTGACAAGAATATTCATCAAGATAGTAATTTCTAAATTTAGTCTGGAAATTACTAGTATCTATAAGATCAGAATTTGGTAAAGGATATTTACAATTTATTTCATCAAACATTCCCATAATTATTGTAATTTAGTTTTTAATTCTTCTTTCTTTTTTTCCACCGCTTCGTGCATTTTAGGCATTCTGCTTTTTAAAGTTTTTATGTCTTTTTCATTCTCTTCCCAAATTGCTCTTAAATTACCTAAATCAATAGCCATTTCTAACTCGCCTATAATAATATCTCTTAACTCTTTACACTCATCATATAAAGATTGTCTTTCCTCTTCTAAAATATCATCTTTTTCTGCTGATGGTATATCTTCACCAGCATAGATATATAAACCTAATCCATGCCTTGCTATTGCCTTTGTTAATGCTCTTTGAATAGATGTATTAACATTAAAAGAACTAACTTGATCGACTGGAATTGATTTATTTTTATAATCCATTATTGGCAAATATTCTATATGCTCTATATCATCAACGGTAACAGACACTTTAACCCAAGCGGTCTTTCCATCTGTCCAATATATAATTCCGTTTTCTCTTTCGTAGACTTTATATTGTGATTTAGGATGTTTTATTTTTAATTGCTCCCAAGCCCAAGCCCACGACAAATAAGATAGATTACCTTTTTTCTCAATTTTGTCTTGAACATTTATATTGTTTAATTGCTCAAAATAGTTTAGTTTTTTTTCTTCTGTCATAATTTTTTGATTAAATTGATTACATAATTAAGTTTATAACCTGAAATTCTAAATGTCAAGCATAAAATATTAATTATTTTAATTTAATGTTGTTATCCTTTATTTCCTGTAAAATTCTTTCTATTGATTTTGATATATGCTCCATGTTTATTTAATTTATTTCTAAAAATCTTCCAAAATTACCTTGAATCATCACATTTGAGACACCTGTTCGTCCATGTCTATTCTTAGCAATTATTATCTTTCCAGAGTCTGAAAAATACCCGTCCTCCTTATCTTCTCTTCTATCTCTGTGTAATATCATAGCAACATCTGCATCTTCTTCTATACCTCCACTACTTTTGAAGTCATTAATTGTTGGCTCTTGATTACTTCCTTCAACTGCTTTTCTGTTGATCTGTGCTAATGCTAAAATTGGAATATCGAATTGTTTTGCTATTGATTTTAAGGCTGTTGTGTTCTCTTTTATTATTAAAGATTCATTTTTATTTCTAGTGTCCTCACCTTTCATAATTTGAATATAATCTACAACTACCAAGTCTACTGGTTGTTTGTCTATCTGGTTTTTAATAATCTGCTTAATTTGTGTTATATTTAGTCCAGATGAATCATTGACATATATTTTCATATTTCTCAACTCTTCTTTAGCTTCTTGCAAATCTGCTACTTCAGATTGATTTAGGCATTTTTTCTGAATCTTCCAACTATCAATAGACTTCATGTTTGATAAAAATTTATACATTACATTTCTTTTATCTACTTCTAGCGAAATAAAAAGACATCTTTTACCTGATCGACTTGCATTTAATATAATGTTTTGCCCTATGGTGGTTTTGCCGACGGACGGTCTTGCCCCTATGATATAAAGTTGTTTTGCATAAAGTCCGCCATTTATAAGGTTGTCTAATTTATAGAATCCTGTTTCTACAAATTTATCACTCAAATTCTCTGCATCTTCTTTGTCAAGATCGTCAAGAATGTCAGAGGTGCATTGCGTTTGTTTTTTAGGTTCTTGAAATTCTAGTCCTGCAATTTTATTCTGGAAGTCTGATGATAAATAGTTAAAACTTTTTTCTTGTAATTCGTTTTTACAATTTTCTATTAATTCGTAAAACTCTCTTTTTTGCCATAACTCAATTAATGTTTTGGCATAACTTCTTAAATCAGCAATTCCATTTGCTAACTGCATTAATGTCATTAAGTATTTAGAACCTCCTAAATCTTTAAATATCGAATTGTTTTGCATAAAGTTTTTAAGTGTCACTGGATCGGCGGTTCCCCCTTCCCTTCCTATTCTTATAAACTCCTTCCAAATTTCTTGATGCTCGATATAAGAAAAATGCTTTGATTCTAAAATATCAGCTACATTTAATAATAAGCTGTTATTCATTATTGCAGTTCCTAATATTACTTGTTCTGCTTCTTGATTTTGATAAATAGTCATAATTAAAAATTGTATTCTAACCCATTAACCCCCAATTCGTTTTTTAAAGAATTTAATATCTTTTCTTTAAGATCGTTAGAAAATGAATTATATTTATAAAAATTATCTTTGGTCATAAATAACTTTGCCTTATTTGAGTGTGTGACCTCTATTTTATTTATTAATGTGTCATTCATCATTTTATTGATTAAATCGGCTGTGTGTTGCTCTCTGTTTGATTCTGACTGATTATATTCATCTTTCCAACACTCTTGATTTAACCATGTAGCAGGATATTTCCAGAATTGACTGTCTTTCGATCTATTTTTAATATAGCTATCTAATCCTGACATGATATTCTCAAAGCTGTCTTTCTTTAATGCTGCCTTGAGTTTATTTTTAACATCACTAGGACTTTTCTTTTTTCCGTATTTATTATAAAATTCTTCAAATTGCTTATCTATTAATTTACTATCTTTCTTACTATCACTATCACTATCACTATAGGCATGTTTCGCATTCGTTTGTATGCCATCGCATGCGGTCGCATCCCATCGCTTTTTAGCATTTTCTTTGTTTTTCCTGCATTTTTCTTCATATTTCTCTTGATCTCTTTTGAATTGATTTATAAAAGTTGTGACTAATAAATCTAAAACAGGATCAATATCTTCTGGTAATTTGTTATTGATTTGATAATGGTAAATAACTTTAAAAAGTTGTCCAGCTTGCTTATCTTCCATTTTATCTAAAATGGATAAACTATCTTTGTGTAAAATGAAGCTTTTAGAAGTATTTCGATTTGTCATCAGTCCTATATTTAGTGGCGGAAGTGAGGGACTGATTTCTCACTTCCATAAAGAAAAAAATGTCTTATTATCAGTCCAGACAAAGTAAGTATTTATTAAATGATTCTAAATGTCAAGTAATTATTTTAGGAAGGATCAGGAGGGGGAAAACCAGAACCCCCTCCCTTCAATCATGCAACTTATAATTAGATAAAATGAAAATCTAATTTTAGGGGTGCTGTAATCAACTCAAATCATAGATAGGTT